ATGGACTTGCATTGCCATCGGCCTTATCACGAACAGGAAAGGCCCATGATGCGTATTCTTGAAATCGCTGAGATGATCTGATGGCATTCATCTGCATATCCGGCAGTTCGGGTGTGGGAAAGACCACGATATCGACTTTGATGCAGTCGGTATTGGGTGCGGAGAATTGCACCACTCTGAGCGGAGATGATCTACACAGATGGGAAAGAACAAGTCCCGTGTGGAAGATCAAAACTCACTTGGATCCAGAAGAGAACGACTTGGAGCGAGGCTATGCTGACATACGGGCTCTCATGGACGGCAAAACCATCGAACGGAGAAAGTACAACCACGACACGGGAATATGGGATTCTCCAATTTTGGTTCAACCAAGGGAACATGTTCTGTACGAAGGGCTTCATGCCCTGTACCACATTCCGACCTATAGCCTTGCTGACCTGACGATCTTTGTTGATACGGATGATACGCTGAAGACCGAGTGGAAGGTGAAGCGAGATACGAAGAAGAGGGGCTACACGGAAAGCCAAGTTCTTGAAACGATGAAGAGGCGAAAGAAGGACGAGGAATTGTACATCACGCCGCAGAAAGAGAGAGCGGATGTGGTGGTGAAGTTCACGAAGGGAAGGGACGGATCGATATCGCTAGAGTACATCTCTGTGAACGGCAAGGGAATTGCATTGATGGACAGGATGAAGGAATTCTACGATTCTCTTCGGGATTACATGAATCTCTGCAAGTGGATATCGCTTGATCCTTCCTTAGTACAGGGACCGGGAGGAAATGTTTCCGTGAAGTCAAAGAGCGGAATCATTATCAAGTCATCAGGTGCGAGAATGTCCGATGTAAATCTACATCACGGATTCAGTCTTTGTGACATAGATGGGGACTTTCCTGAATTTCAGTCGGAGGAGGAATACACGGAGTTCGTTCATCGTTCACGGAAAATGGGCAGCAGGCCATCTATGGAAACAGGATTCCATGTAGTGTTGCCCGAGCGAGTGGTAGTACATACGCATCCTATCCATCTCAATGCCATCCTTTGCAGCAAGGAGGCTAGGGGAACCATCAGGGACATCTTCCACGATCTTTCATACGATTTCATTGAATACACAAGACCCGGCATGATGCTCACCAACAGGTTGATAGAAGACATGCCAGCGAACATCATATTTCTAGAGAACCACGGACTGATCGTGTGTTCCGAAAGCCCGCAGGAGGCATTGGAGACAACCGAAAGAATAAACAACCGATGCAAGAGATGGCTTGCTAATCATGTTGAGTCTTTCGTTGATCTTGAAGATTGCAAGCAAGAATCTCTGCCACTTTTCCCCGATGCTGCCGTCTTGCCTGATGAAATGCGCTCAACCAACAACTACATACTTGGTCTGCTGAATGCAGCCTGTCTATCTCCGAATTACCTTTCGGAGGAAGAGGCAACGGCACTCAACTCAATGATTTCAGAAAAGTATAGGAAGGCTATAGCATGAAGATTGTGATTCCGATGGCAGGGACGGGGAATCGGTTCGTGGAAAAGGGTTATGCCGATCCCAAGCCGCTCATTCGTGTGAACGGCAAGCGCATTATCGATTACATTCTTGATATGTTCGACACGGAAAACGATGAGTTCGTCTTCATCTGTAATGATGTTCACTTGGCAACGACCAACATGGAGAAAATCCTTCGGGCAATCGTCAAGAATGCAACCATCATTTCGATGCCGCAGCACAAGTTGGGCCCGGTCTACACGGTTCAGGCTGCTTACGATCACATCAAGGATGACGAGGAAGTCATCATCTCGTACTGCGATAACCCACATCTGTGGGATCGCAAGGACTTCGAAACCAAGATGCATGAGGGAGGATATGCCGGTTGCGTACTCACGCACACGGGATTCCATCCACACACCCTTGCTCACACGAAGATGGCTTTCGTCAAGGGAAGCAACAATATCCTTGAGGAGATCAAGGAGAAGGCTTGCTACACGGACAATCCGATGGATGAACATGCATCCACGGGAGTCTATTACTTCAGCAAGGGTGCCTATATCAAGAAGTATTTTGACCAAGCAGTAGCCGAGAAGATACAGTACAACGGCGAGTTCTATGTTACGCTTGTCTACAATCTTCTCGTTCGTGATGGATTGAAGGTTGGATACTACGATACACCCTATGTCACGGTGTTTGGGACTCCAGAGGAAGTAGAGAATTTTGAGGCTTGGGCCACGATTCTCAAGGGAACGCAAGTGAAGAATGTCATCGATCTTGTGGCCTGCTATCAATATTGGAAGAAGTACCATGAGGAGGAAGCAACAGTACTATGATCTACATTTCACACAGAGGAAATCTCAACGGCATCAAGCCTGAACTTGAGAATGCCCCAACCTACATCGATGAGTGCATCCATCGTGGCTTTGACTGTGAGATAGACCTACGGATGCGGGATGGTATGCCTCACTTGGGGCACGACACACCCGACTTTGTTGTTTCTGCCTCTTGGCTGAACAATCGAAAGGACAGGCTATGGATTCATGTCAAGGAATACGAGGCTTTGGTGTGGCTGATGGAGAATTGCCCTGATTGTAAGTTTTTCTGCCACGAAAGTGATCGATACACATTGATAAGCAATGGATGGATATGGTCGCATGATTTGACAAATAAAATGACAGAGAAGTGCGTGGTTCCATTGCTTTCAAAAGAATCGATAGAGGCGTATTCTCAAGAACCAACATTCGGTGCAGTCTGTTCGGATTTTGTGTTTGATTGCATGGAGAAGTTCGATCTGGACTGAACCTGTCTTGACTTCGGTGTTGGGTGCTGTATACTTTGCCCAATGACTTCTGATCGAATCGAAACCCTTGTACTTCGTTCGCTGATTCACGATGATGAGTTCGCTCGTCGGGCTTTGCCGTTCATCAAGCCCGAGTACTTCATGGATCGAAACGAGAAGGTGGTCTATGAAACCATCCACTCGTTCATCACTACCTATAACAAGACTCCTACCGCAGAATCACTCTGCATCGACCTATCGAACCGTGATGGACTTTCCGAAGAAGAGTTCAAGCAGGCAAAGAAGGTAATCGAAGAGATCGCGGAGTACAACAAGCCCGACACAGACTGGCTTGTCAAAAGCACCGAGAAGTTCTGCCGGGACAAGGCCATCTACAATGCCATCATGGAGTCGATTCAGATCATCGATGGCAAGGGCAATAAGACACAGAACGCCATTCCCGAGATTCTATCTGATGCCTTGGCTGTTTCGTTCGACACACACATCGGCCATGACTTCATCGATGACCACAACGAACGGTACGACTTCTACCACAAGATCGAACGGAAGATGCCGTTTGACCTTGAATACCTGAACAAGATCACTCAAGGAGGTGTACCGAGCAAGACACTCAATGTCATCCTCGCGGGCACGGGTGTGGGCAAGAGCCTCTTCATGTGCCATCATGCCGCCCAATGCCTTATCGGTGGGAACAATGTCCTGTACATCACCTGTGAGATGGCAGAGGAGAGGATCGCAGAACGCATCGATGCCAATCTCATGGACATCTCCCTTGATGACCTGAAGAAGTTGCCCAAGGACATCTACACCCGAAAAATGCAGAGGATCATGTCCTCCACTTCATCGAAGTTGATCATCAAGGAGTATCCCACAGCAACGGCAAATGCTATGCACTTTGAACACCTGTTGGATGAACTGCGGCTGAAGAAGAACTTCAAGCCCGATATCGTGTTCATCGACTATCTCAACATCTGTGCATCAAGTCGCTTCAAGGCTAACTCCAATGTGAACTCCTACACTTATGTCAAGGCGATTGCCGAGGAACTTCGTGGCATGGCCGTCAAGTACGATGTTCCCATCTTCACGGCAACACAGACCAATCGCGAAGGGTTCGGAAACAGCGATGTGGAACTCACCAACACAAGCGAGTCCTTCGGTCTTCCCGCCACGGCTGACTTCATGGTTGCCCTGATTTCCACCGAGGAACTTGAGGAACTTGGACAGTTGATGGTAAAGCAGTTGAAGAATCGATATGGTGACCCGTCAAGTAACAGGCGATTCGTTGTCGGTGTTGACCGCAGCAAGATGAAGTTGTTTGATTTGGATGCCTCCGCACAGCAAGGCATTTCTAAAATGGGCGATGCCGAGAAGGACGAGGAGCAGGAACAGGGAGGATTCAGGACTTTCCGTCAGCGGATGGAGGACAAGTTTGTCAAGAAGAATAATTTCGATGACTGGTCTTGAACTTGTCAACATACAAGGTATACTTTACACCATGACATATCGCCTACACATTGACATTCCGATTGAAGCCTGCTCCGTGGAGGAGGCTCAAGAGAAGGCAAGAGGAATCCTGAATGAACTTTCGATTCGTGAAGATGCCCAAATGGGTCATCTCGTTGAAGAGATCAATTACAGATTGGGTCATGACGATGATCGGCAGCGTTCGAATTATCTGGACATCGATACTAGAGGGCATTGCTCAAGCAAGAAGAGCAAAGTACGGTTCAGATAAGTATCCCACCAACGGGCCGACTTGCCTGAATTGCGGCTGTGCCACGCTTCGAACATTGCGAGATCATCAGTTTGAGATCGGAAGCAGGGAAAATGCACGGACAGAACCATTGGTCAAGGCAACCATCGTCTACAACCTTCCCGTATATCAATGCGTCAATGCCAAGTGTGGCTACTACTACACCGATGAGGAGGCAATGCTCATAGTCGATCCAATCTACAAAGCCTTGCTGAAGCACATACAGAGAACCAAGTCACTTGAGTGACACCGAATGGGGCGAGGGGGTCTTTGGTTGGCCCAGGAGAGTTTATACCTCTCTGGCGCAGGTTCGAATCCTGATCGCCCTACTTGACGGATAAATACCACCACAAAGGAGATTGCCATGCTTATTCCAAATACTGACTACATCATCATCGAAACCACCAAGGAAGAATTCGAGAAGCGAACTGACAGAAGCAACGCCAACTTCACCACGGACATGCTCTACAATGTCACGGGCCGAATCTATGCTGTGGGTGACAGCAAGTTCTCTGACAGCCCTGTGATGGGAGATGGACGGTCTTTCTCTTGGGCACGGAGGCCGGACGAGTTCCCGCTGAAGAACGGCGAGGAAGTCGTATGTGGTTCTTGGGAACACGCCACGGTCCATGAGGGAAAGCACTTGTTCCTCGTCCGCAAGGACACCGTGCTTGCTGTTTATCGTGAACGGGAACAGGTCGAAGCGACTTTGTTTGACACCGCAGAGGAACAGGAAGTCCAACTTAACGCTTGAAATTCAATAAATGCACCCCGCCAGAGATAGCATCTCCGGCCCGACAGCCCCCGCTAGCAGGGGGCTGTTTCTTTAAATCAGGATGGGGGAAAGGATAAATATGACCATGATAAGGACTTTCTCAAGCCTGATCGAAGAGCGGCAACCCGTCATGGAGGCGGTGCAGTCGCAGCATCTTGATCACCTTGAGGACTTGATCTTTTTGGATGGAGGGGTAAAGAAAGCCACCGAAATCCTTAAGAATCTGGTGAAGTCCTTGGCTTCAGCCACCCCTACGGCAAAGATGGTCATCACCACGAAGTGGGATGGGGCACCGGCAATAGTGGCAGGAATCCACCCGGCAACTAAGAAGTTCTTCGTGGCACTCAAGGGAGCAACCCTTTCTGCCAATCCCAAGATTTGCTATACACAGGCAGACATCAACCGGGAGTATGGAGACAAGGCGGAACTTGCATCCAAACTTTCAGTTTGCCTGAAGAACCTTCCCTCCGTGTTGCCTGCAAAGGGAATCTATCATGGGGACTTGCTCTTCACAGACAACAAGAAGATCGCCACAATTGACGGTACATCTATGGTGACTTTCCGACCAAACACGATCATGTATGCCGTTCCTGCTGACAGCCCAATGGGAGTGAAGATAAAGGCTGCAAAGATGGGAATCGTATTCCATACGCAGTACACGGGCACGGGCAAGGAACTCAAGGATCTGTCCAAGTCTCCCCTTTCCTCGCTGCAAGGGTTCAAGCAGACAACTGCCGTATGGTTCACGGGTGCCACTTTGCCGTCCCCGCCATCAGGATCAACCTTCCTCACGGCAAGCAACGCCAAGCAGATAGTTGACCTTATTGGATTGATTGCGGCATCGGCAACCCAAGTCAACTCATTTCTCAAGATTGTGAAGAAGTCCCACGAAAAGGACATCTACGCAGAACTGATGCCCTTCATCAATTCGGGGGTTCGGGCAGGAATTTCAAAATACGATTCCGCCAAGTTGAAGGTGTTCATCGAAGGTAAATACAATGCAGCAATCGCGAAGTTGAAGACACAGACAAAGATAGCAGAGAAACAAAACGACAAGAAGAAGGCAATTGCCTTCATCGATGCATACGCAGGGCAGTTTGATCAGTTGTTCAAGGTTCACTCGTTGGTGTCGGAAGCAAAGATGGTGGTAATCAGCAAGTTGTCTGAAGTAAAGACGATAGGAACATACTTGCCAACCGCATCCGGCTTGAAGGCAACCAATCCCGAAGGATTCGTTGCCGTGTGTGGAAAGACTTGTTCAACCATCAAGTTGATAGACAGATTGGTGTTCGCAAACGCAAACATGAACATAACCAAGGATTGGAAGAAATGAAAACCTTCTCGGAAGCAACAAAGAACTTCAAGCCAAAGGGCAAGTCCGTAGTAGTGGCTGTTGGGAGGTTCAATCCCCCCACCACAGGGCATGAACTTCTTCTCAAGAAGGTCAAGGAAGTGCAGTCTGCAAAGGGTGCCGATGCTCATGTCATCTACTACAGTTATTCCAACGATCCTAAGAAGAATCCCCTGACTGCGGCGCAGAAAGCCAAGTATCTCAAGCAATTCTTCCCCGGCTACAAGTTCAAGCAGATGCCCAAGCCTTCGGCAAAGGGTTCGGGTGTATATGCCTGTATGCAGGAGTTGAGCGACCAAGGCTACACACAGGTTTATGTTGTGACCGGTGCCGATCACATGACGGAATACCAACTTGTCAAGAAGTACATCAAGAAGACCCCGACACAGAAGGACGGGTACAACTTCAGCAAGTACGAGATAATCAGCGCAGGAGAGCGTGATCCCGATTCTGAGGGAGTGGTCGGCATGTCTGCAAGCAAGATGCGTAAGGCCGCATTCGATAAGGACATCAAGACCTTCATGACGGGCATTCCTTCAGGAGTTTCCAAGACGGTAGCAAAGCAGATGTACAATGATGTCCGCAAGGGAATGAGCCTAAAGGAAGAGGTGATCGTAGAGGAAACCAAGACACCCGTGACGATCATCGCTCTCACTTCAAGCATGGAAGAGAGCGAGAAAAGCACAATCGGAAAGATGGAGGAAGCCTGCAAGAAGTACAAGGTGAACTTCCATCCGATCCGCATCAAGACCGCCACCATCAACATCGCCAAGGCAAGTCCCGACAAGATCACCATAGAGAACTTCGATGGCGAAGGAAATGATGTCACCATCATCCCGAACCAGACCCTGTGCGTTGTCCGTGGTGGCACGATGAACAGCGAAGTCGGCATTGCCCTCCTCATGTTGTTGCAGAACAACGGCGTATTCATGGTGAACGAACGAGGCGGCATGGATCTGTGTGCAAACAAGTTGCAGACTGCCATCACGCTAAAGCGACACAACATTCCTCACCCAAAGACTGCATTCGTCGCAGATGCTGAATCCATTCCCGATGCCCTGAAGCAGATCGGAGGGAAGTTCCCCGTCATCGTCAAAACCCTGACGGGAGCGGAGGGAATTGGCGTATCGATCATCGAAAGCGAAAAGTCACTTGTGTCCGTGCTGCAAAGCCTGTGGAAGTACGGTGCCGAGATCATTCTTCAGGAATTCATTCCCGGCTTCACCCATGATGTCCGAAGCATCTGTCTCAACGGCAAGATTTTCGCATCTGCCAAGCGAGACAAGGCCAAGGGAGACTTCAGAACGAATATTGCCCGTGGTTCAAAGGGCGGTTCATTCGAACTATCTGAGGACGAGATCAAGTTGGTGGAAACCGTGGCGAGGGTTTCCAAGTGCTACTATGTCGGAGTCGATCATGTGGTCGCTGGTGGAAAGCCTTACATCATAGAGATGAATGCGAGCCCCGGAAGCGGAAATGTCTACACTCTGTATGAGGACGGAAAGCCGACAAAGGATGTTGATGGCGATGAACTTGTCGAAGAACTCGTCAAGCACCTGTCCAACAAGCAGAATTGGAAGTTGTTCAGTTCCGTCGCGGTGGTCGAACCAATAAAGGTCGCAGGCGAGGAATTCTACGGCAAGGTGGATACGGGCAACAGCGGTTACAACTCAATCCATGCCACGGACATTAAGATCAACGAGAAGAACCACACAGTCACCTTCAAGTTCAATGGCGAGAAGGAGATGACCAAGCCCATACAGAGCCGTATTCGTCTTCGCCATGGTTCTTCCAAGGAAGAGGCAGTCCGTCCGACTGTCCTGTTTGATGTTGAATTTAATGGCAGGGAATTCAAGAATGTCAAGTTCAGTCTTGCCGACAGAAGCCACATGAACTACAAGGTTCTTCTTGGTCTTCGTTTCCTCGTTCAGGCCGGTGTCATGGTCGATCCCAAGGACATGTCGGCTTCGAAGACGAAGATCGATGAGGAGAAACTTGCCATGCAAGGCAAGGAAATGAAGAGTCACCTTGACGGTCTGATTTCAAAGATCAGGGAAAAGCATGGAAGCACAAATGTGACCTATTCGCAGGCTATGAAGATCGTAGGTGCGACAGGTGCTGCTCGTCTTGCTGCCCGTGGAATGATTAAGCGTGACAGCGGCAAGAAGGAAAAGGGAGAACTTGGCAAGGAATCCGTGGAGGAATCCAAGTACACAACCAAGACCGGAAAGGCCGTGTCTCCTGCAAGAGACACGAAGGCCGACTTGCCGAAGAAGTATGTCGCTGGCCTGAGCAAGACGCAGAAGGCAAAGCGAAAGGCACAATTTGACAAGCGCAAGGACATTCCCGACAGCGATCCCCGTGCATGGAAGAAGTTGCCGGGTGATCCAAAGGAAACCAAGAGAAAGTCCAAGTACACTCAATTGTTTGCCAAGAAGTTTGGGAAGAAGGTTGAAGAGGCAATCGATCAATTGATGAAGATCGATTCACTCTCCATCCCCATGTCGGAAAAGGTCGAACGAGTCAGGGAATACCAATCCAAGTTGCAGACGAAGGAAGAAAGAGACATCTGCACGGTCTTTATTGAAGTCGTCAAGAACGAGATGTACGAACCATATTCCAACATCAAGACAACCTTGGACGAGGATTTCGAGTGGATGATGTACAACAGTACGGATTCAGAGTCCACGGCAAGAATCATTAAGAAGAAGTTGCAGGAAGTTCTTGAAATCGGAACCAACGAAATCGTCAAGGCGTATTCCAAGATGACTCCGGGGCAGAAGTACTACACCGAGGACAAGGCCAAGGAAGAGCAGGATGCCCTTTACAAGGAATGGGAAAAGTTGGTCAACATGGGTCCAAAGGAGTTGGAGTCCTTCATCGATTCAGATGAGGGCGAAGAAGCAGGACTTTCCCGCAAGGAGGCTTCCAAAGCAGGAGCCAAGGGCGGAAAGATCAAGTCCGGACGAGACTCGGCCCGTGCCATTGTACGCATGTTGCAGACCAAGAAGAAGGATTGGACACCCAACGATTGGGAATGGGCACGAAGACAGGTCAATTTCATCACACGCATGAAGGGAGCCCAAGGACCGATGCGTGACGAAAAGGGTCGCCCAACAAGGAAACTTCTGGCTCTGAAGATTTGGGGCCACAACCCGGAATAATTCAAATGCAAAGATTCAAAAACTACATCTCCGAAGACAAGCCAGCCGCACATACATCCTTGGAGAAGAAGTCCAAGGCTTCAGGCATCCCTTACCGCTTCCTCAAGCAAGTCTATGACCGTGGAGTGGTCGCATGGAAGGGAGGCCATAGGCCGGGGGCTGGCCCCGAGCAATGGGGTCTGGCAAGAGTCAACAGTTTCATCGTCGGCGGCAAGACTCGTCATACCGCCGATGCAGACATTTGGAAAAAGTACAAGGGCAGCAAGCGTTAAATTTCGCTAAATACCCAAGCATCAACTTCACCTAGAGGTAAACAATGCACAGTAACAAAATCTCTGCCAATTTGCAAAATGACATTCTGAAGGTTCTTCGTGGCGAAACTATTTCGAAGACCGAACTCCCGACCGCCATCATGGAGGCCGCAAAGCAGGCTTCCATCGATCTGGGTCATGCCTTCCTTGACGAGGGCTATCTGTCGGCAGAACGCCGCCGCGACATCCTTCGCCGCAACCTCGCAGAGGGGTTGAAGAAGTGCGGATGCACTCCGACCACGGAAATGATCAACCGCTACGAGGAAGAGGCTTCCAAGCCCGTTCAGGTTGATGCTAAGAAGGAAGTTGCCGAGGAAACCAAGAAGGAAGAAGTCGTTGATGAGGCAGTAGTGACCGAAACCGAAGAAGAAACTCTTACCGAAAGCAAGGCTAAGGTCACACAAACAAAAGATGGCCGTTATTTCTTCGAATATCCAGGAATGAGTGCAACAACACGGGCTGGACTTATGCTCTGGGTAAGAGAGGTGTTTGGAACAAACGACAAAACCTACACCTCGGCTAATACTAAGAAAGCATATGACACACTTGCCAAACATGCAGATGGAATCAATGCATGGATGAAAAAGAACAATTTCGGATCATTTGCCAACGGTACGCACCCTAACTATAAGCACCTTATTGGTTATTATCTGAAGAACCTAAAGGGTGTAAATATTAAGGGCAAGTACGATGTTAAGAATGATCTCGGAGCCGGTAAGACTTTAAAGAAGGAAGAAGTCGTTGATGAGGCTGCATCCGACATGATGCTTCGCTCTTGGATTCGCAACAATTATCCAAGCGCCGACAACACCAAGTTCAACAAGATCCTCGCAGCAATGCAGAAGCAGTACAACAAAGACCCCAAGGGCTATACCTACGGTGGCGGCTTCAGCAAGGTTGCAAAGGACGCAGGGATCAAGTAATCCCTTTCCGAGAGACTAAATAACAGAGCCCCCAAAGGAGAACCATAGATGCCACTCTGGAAGAACAACAATCGCGAAGAGTCGAAGCCGTCATGGCTGAACAAGATCGAGAAGAGACTTTGCGTCCGCACCGTCCGTGGTTGGGAGAAGCCCCTTGATGGGTCTTTCTTCAGCCAAGGAACCACCGCAACCAACTCGGTTCCTGTTCAGATGGAACTCCTTGTCACCATGCCTTATGATCCTTCGATCACGGGTGGCGTAAACAGCGCATATGCCTACAGAACAGTAGGCGGGCTCTCCTCGGACAGCCGTGGCATCACTTCGTCCACCGAAGTGCAGTATTCTCCCTACTTCTCGACTCCTTTCGATGGAGACAGCGCCACCGCAGGCGGTCCTGCTGGTGTTGGAGTCACCCACGACAACATCACCTATGTTGTTCCCAATGGTGCAACTCGCGGTGCTGGAGTCGGCTACCAGTATGGCGTGAATGCCTATGGCGTGTCCACCCTCGGTGGCCTGACCGGCGTTACCGCTTACATCAAGATTGTTGCCAACGATACCAACCTGACACAGAACCTAACTATCGGTCTGTCGGGAACCTACAACGGAATGGCTCTCTACACCGGCATCGGACTGACTGTCGGCAATGCCGCTCCTGCCATTCCAGAGGTTGTGTACAACGCCTTCTTCGGTGCAACCGGAGATGATCCGGGGATCAAGCAGTATCGTCAAGACAACATCGCTGTTCTTGTTGTCGGTGGCCAGACTGCTGCCGGTACAAAGGTTGTTGATCTAATCGTTCGCGACAACTCGGGTGTCACCTTCGGCACCATCAACGGTCTGACGGGAGCAACCGGCTTTGCCGAATTCACGCTGTCGTTCGACCGTAATGCCGCCGATGCCAAGTGGATCACTTCGTACTCGAAGTAAGTAAGGAGTCAAGATGCGTTTCAAGGACTTGCGTAAGAAGATTGAGGAAGCAATGCTTCCTACCGACTACTACGGTGGGTATGTTGTCGGCACAAAGGTTGGACCCTTGGACTCTCAGGACAATGCAGTTGATGCTCCCGAGGCCAGCGTCCACAAACTCACGCATCAGGAATTGAAGAGACTCAACACCTTCCTTGGTGCTTCAGAGGACAAGGCTTACATTGATGTGAATGTAGCCATCAACAACATGAAGCAGAAGTTGCAGACACAGGGCATTTCGTTTGACTTCAAGCCCGATGATGTGATGGAAGACGGCGATCACATCTTCCCGCTGAAGCAGTTCGGCGGACGCTACGGAATGGACGGGACATCCTACAATCCAATCAACGACGATGGCATCACCCATCGTCTTGGTCACGGATTGAACCTGATGATCACCACCATGCGTCAGTCAAACGGCCTCACCAACATGTGTGCCAAGATTTGTCCTGCCAATGAAATGCCAACCTCTCCCGAGATGAAGCCCAAGAATGCACCCATGAACATGTCGGCAAGCACGGTAATGGCAAACAAGAATCCATTCACCAACCCGACATTCTCCAAGCAATAATCGAAGATATGAAGAAAGGGGCATCAGTTTCGGCTGGTGCCCCTTGTTATTTGGATAGATAATGGTGTATCAATGACTCATCATGCAATTCAAGAAACTAGACAATGACAACTACTCGCTGTATGCAGCGAAATACTACGACAATCCAACTTGTCGTGGAGTTGAGGAATTCAACGAGGATTTGACCCGCCTGATATACCTCAAGCGTCTGTTTCGCCGCTATCGAAGGACGGGTGAATTGCGTGAGCGATTGATACTGAATCATTTGATTACTTTCTACAATGTCTTTGGTGTGGAAGCCGCAACTCGGCTTCTCTTTTTCAAAATAGACCCCGATTTGTATGATGTGTTGAAGACCTTCATTGTGTTCCTGAACTACATGGACCCAAAGACAAACACCATAGATGGCATAGATATTATTGCAATTCAGTTGGATCAGACGATCATAGATCGATTAAGGACACTCGGGTGAAGAGCAAGGCACAAGACAAACTCATACAGCATCGCCTGCTTGATCTTGTGCTGACCTCTTGGACAGAACAGCCTGCCTTCATGTGGGGCATCATCAACGAGCATGGGGCGATTCTACGCAATCGTGTATCCCTTATGACCAAGGAAGAGAAGGCTGCATATCCAAGCAACTTCTATGCTCTTGCATGGAAATTCAAGAAACTCCTTGAGACAGCCAAGACTCCAACCGAGATTGCCAAGGCCATCGTCGCTCTCTACGACATCCGCGAGAAGACGAAGGAAGACATGGTGAATCCAAAGTCCATCGATGAAGCCGCAAGGATCATCTTCAAGGAAACAAACATCGACCTACAGTCGCTACTTGAAGAGAACCACGATGCCCGTCCGCTTATCGGAAAGTATGAACTAGACGGAAAGCCCGTGTCATTCGAAAAGCCAGTCATGCCGATTGATGAAATCCTTGGATTCCCAATTTACAGAAATGGTGAAGACTTGTTCCTGACTCTTGAGGCAAAGAAGACTAGCAGCGAGGATGGAGCAGCAGCCGTGGCTGTTCCTGCCAACAATGTCGGATCAGGAAACATCGCCGGTGTGTCGCCGGGTCAGGAACCGCCGGGTCCAAAGGGTGGGTTCAAGGCATTGGCCAAGATGAAGAAGAAAAGGATCATGCAACTCAGGAGGGATTCAAAGACCCTCAATGTGATTGCCAAAGAAGACAAGGAGTAAGACATGCTTTTTAGATGCTTTGCCGTGGTGTTGGGGGCAACCATCCTATTTGCAAATGGCTGCAAGAGCCTTCCTCCTGTCGAACCTTCCACGGGTGCAGCATCCGCAACCCTCAATTCCGTGGTTGACAGAACCAACGATGAGGTGGCAAACATCAAGCGAGATGCCTTGGAGATCAAGGAAAATACCAAGAGTGCAATGCTGTCAAAGAGTGGACCAGAGATGGTGTTGGGCAAGATCGACAGCGAGGCAGACGCAATCGTTGCCTCTGCCAATGACATACAGAAGGAAACCGCCAAACTCAAGAAACTCACGGCAGAGGTGACTAAACTTGAAAAGTCCCTGACTACCTTGAGGATTGCCATGGAAGAAGCCAAGGCCGCTGCACTTGAACGGCTTTATGGCTACATCACTTTGTTCTGGGTAATCGGCTTCATCTTGATCGCGGCTGGCGCTGCGGTTGCGTTCTTTCTCAACAAGACATATGGTGGGATGTTGGCGCTCCTAGGTGCCCTGATGCTTGGGTTTGCCTCTGCATCGCATCGCTATCTTGACGAGATCGCCATGGTCGGTGCCATACTTCTTGTGGCAGGGTTCATCACGGCTGTGGGAATGATTGTCTGGTCAACCATCAACAGCAAGAGAAGCAGCATTGCCGTCAAGGAAATCGTGGAGATGATGCAGATTCTCAAGGAAACCATGACAGACGATGAGAGAAATCGAATCTTCGGGCCGGATGGGATTGCAAGCAAGGTGCAGTCCGATCTGACCAAGGAGATCATCGCAAAGGTCAAGGAGAAGAATGGTTTCAAGCGGCTTGAGGAAATCCGCAATGCCATGAAGGAGTCGGAGAAGACAGGAGCAACGGGGGCAGCACCGCCCGAGTCAAAGTGACGCTATGTATGCGTGACCGTTGCTGAAAATCCCACTTTTTCGGGCAGTTACAACAATTATTTTTGCGGCGAGAAAAAGAGGGCGGAAGTCAACTTTTAGTGAGCGAATCGTTGAGATTTGCTGTTGACTGTCTTCGTTGGTGGTGTATACTTTCCGAACCACATGAGCAACTACATCGACAGCAAGTACATCAACATCATCTCCCCTAGGCTGCAACGCTTTGGGTGGAAGAAGCAGAGCCTTGCTGTCTGTCGATGCCCCATCTGTGGAGACAGCCAGAAGTCCAAGAGCAAGACGAGGTTCTACTTCTACGAGAAGAAGGGCGGATTCTTCGTCCGTTGCCACAATTGCGACTATGGCACCACCTTGGGGAAGTTCATCGAATACATCGATCCGTTCGTGTACAAGCAGTACATGCTTGAGAAGTACCGTGATGGTCTTGAGGGTCGCCATGACGGAAAGGCCGATGCCGAGAAGCAGTTCAAGTTTGAAAAGCCCGTGTTCGAAAGCAAGCGCAGGGAACTTCTGCTTGAATCCCTTGAGCCCTTGACCGATCTGCCCGATGACCACAAGGCGGTGGAATTCGTCAGGAACCGAAGGATTCCCGTGGAGCAATGGGAGAGGCTTTACTTCACGGAGGACTTTGGGTGGTGGGCCAAGCAAGTCGATCCCGAGATCGAATCCCCTCCCGACGAGCGGTTGGTCATTCCAATCATGCGTGGCAATCGATTGGTTGCAGCACAGGGAAGATCGCTGTCTTCCACGGCTTCCGGCAGGATCATTCGCTACATCACCATCAAGCGAGACAAGGACTTGCAGTCCATCTGGTTCGGCTTGGAGCGCATCGACAAGACCAAGCCCGTGATTGTGGTCGAAGGACCGCTCGATTCGCTGTTCCTTCCCAACTGCGTGGCAATGCTTGGAGCAAAGCACATCGGTGAACTGCCTGCGGAACTTGAGGGATGCAACATTACCTTTGCCCTTGACAATGAGCCAAGGAACAAGGAAGTGGTGGGAATTTATCAAAAACTCGTGGAAGACGGATACCGTGTCTGCTTCTGGCCTGAGAACATTCGGGTGAAGGACATCAACGACATGGTGATTGCAGGACACGAACCCAAGGAAATTGAAAGAACGATACGGGAAAATTCGTCAAGTGGGCTGATTGCCAGACTGAAACTGTCCACATGGCGGCATACATGAACTAAATACCAACATGAGCGAAGAATCAACAGAACAACCACAGAATGACGAAACAGAAGTTCAGTCCTCTCCCATTGGCGATCTGATCGACCGTCTGCAAAGCAAGGACTTGATCGGAGGAAAGGACATGATTCGTTCCATCCTCTTCTCCAAGTTGAGGGGACGGCTAGACACCCTCAATTCAACTACGGCTCCTATCGATGGAATCGAAGTCAATGAACCCGAGGTTGAGATTGCTGAAAGCGGCGTTGGTGCTGCCCTGACTCCTGACAAGCAGGGAACCGCCCGTAGAGGATTCAAGCCTCACTACCGTCAGTTCCCGACCGAGTTCGTGTGGACCGCCGAGAAGGATGGTCAAATCATCGACACCGCAAAGATGAACGCCGAGACTCTTGATCGGGCACAGGAAGCCATGAAGGAACTTGGCAAGATCATGGCCGAGAAGGGTGCGGAGGTCATCAAGATTCATGGTCGCGATGGCAAGGTTCTTTCGTCCATGAAAATCGGTGAGTCCGTGGAGGCCGGGGGGTGGAACCTAGGTGACTTGGACAAGATCACCGGAACAGGCAAGGCCATGGGTGCAAAGGTCAGCGACATGATGGTGAACATCCGCGAAAAGATCGTCAAGCGTGGCGAGAAGTTCGTCATCCTTTCCAAGGATGGCAGCAAGCAACTTGGCGAGTACGACAACCTTGCGGATGCCGAGAAACGCCTGCGGCAGATTGAGTATTTCAAGCACATGAAGAAGTGACAAGGAGATAGATCATGCAAGTTACTGAAGTGTTGGGTGGGCGACCGAAGAGTGTCCTTGCTTTGGACAAGGGGTTCGTTGAATATATCGATCATCTTGGCGATGACCTGACCGTGGTGAATGCGGCTCGGGTTTCGTTCCACAAGGAAAGCAGTTGGGAGTGGGAGGATTCACATGTCCCCCGTGGTCATCTGTCCGAGAAGGACCAGAAACTCATCAAGTACCTTGCCAAGCACAAGCATTGGACACCTTTCGCTCACCCACAGGTGACGCTCCGAATCAAGGCTCCAATCTTCGTTCGGACGCAACTCTTCAAGCACAAGGTAGGATTCACCGAGAACGAGGTTTCTCGTCGCTATATCTCTGAGCCGCCACAGGTCTATTACCCCCGTTGGCGTGGCAAGCCCACAAACGGCGCAAAGCAGGGTTCCGATGACTTTCTGCCCGTCAACGAAGAACTCAATACCATCAATCGACACTACGAGATGACGGTCAGGGAGTCTCTTCTGACCTATCACGAACTAATTGATCGTGGGGTTGCACCCGAGCAGGCACGGGCGGTCTTGCCGCAGGGAACCTACACGGAGTGGTGGTGGACTGGATCTTTGTCCGCATATGCCCGTGTGTATGCACAGCGCATAGACGCACACGCACAATGGGAAGTTCAGCAGTATGCACAGGCCATCAATTTGATTATTGCGCCTTTGTTCAAGCATTCTTGGGCGGCACTCACGGAAAAGCCATCTGCGGGTATCTAAATACCTTGCATGGCCAAATTCCGAGACTTCATAGGCAAGGAACCCGATCCCGAAGGGTTGGAAGAACTGTACAAGGAATTTCAGGAGTTCATGGAGGCTCCTGAGCCGGATGTAGTCTCGTCTGCAACATCCAAGCAAAAAATCCGAGTAGTGAGGGGTTCACCCGGCCCGAAGGGCGAAAAGGGTGACAAGGGAGACACCGGCGAACGGGGTCTTCGTGGTTTGCGTGGAATCACAGGCCCAAGGGGCGAAAGAGGTGACCGTGGCGAGAAGGGCGACAAGGGCGAGCGTGGCGAAAAGGGTCCGCAGGGCGAAAGAGGTCCGCAAGGCGAGGTCGGCCCCCGTGGGGAAAAAGGAAGTGACGGGAAAGCGGGTGCCCAAGGCACACCTGGACCCCAAGGTCTTCGTGGCGAAAAAGGTGACAAGGGAGACAGAGGAGAAGCAGGGCCGCAAGGACTGAAGGGGGTTGCTGGTCCCAAGGGGGACAAGGGAGAGAAGGGCGATGTAGGCCCACGGGGTATCGCTGGCCCCAAGGGAGACAAAGGAGATAAGGGCGATAAGGGAGACAAGGGTGAGCCGGGTCTTCAGGGAATCGCCGGAGTCGCGGGAGCCAAAGGAGAGAAGGGTGCTGTTGGTCCAGTTGGTCCGCAGGGCAAGCGTGGTTCCAAGGGACAAAAGGGTGACCGTGGAGAAAAGGGCGAGAAGGGTGATGTTGGTCCTGCCGGTCCACAAGGTGAGAAGGGTGCCACGGGAGACTCTGGCGTTCTTCATGCAATCTATCCACTCAAGTACGATCCCAAGTCAAAGACACTCAAGGTAGACCTTACCAACCTGAATCGCGGAACCACCGTACTGGGCAATCCCGGCGGCGGAATGGGTGAAGCATTCAAGTTCGTTGAAGTCGCAGGACAGCCCGGTCTTACTGCCATCCAGTATCAGGCAGAGACTCTTCGGTTCGATGCAGGCAACAATGTACAACTGATCACCAACCCTGCGACGAACAGCATAACCATATCCTCTTCGGGCACGAACTTCTTCTATCAGCCCGATCCCCCGACATCGGGATTCACCGCCGGTTCACGATGGATGGATTCGGATGATGGACAGGAGTACATCTACATCAATGACGGCAACACGCAGCAATGGGTGCAGCCCACGGTGAATCCTGCAATGGTGGTTGCCGTGACATCGGTAACGGGAAGCACATACCTAGCCACGGGTAGGGATCACTACATCGGTGTCAACGCAACCGGACCCGTGACGATAACTCTTCCTTCCCTGCCGTTCACGGGAAGGGAAATCATCGTCAAGGATGAGTCGGGTCGGGCAGGAGAGCCTTATCGATACATCACCATAGTCGGTGCAACGGCGGCAGACACGGTTGACAACCAAGAGTCCGCAACCATCAATCTAAATAACGCAGGACTGCATTTCATATACAACAATGGGTGGAGAATAGTATGAGTTACCTTTTCAACGATCAAGTGCAATTCAAGGGAAATGCAGTAGATGCCTTCAACCGATTGAAAGTCTCTGCACCTTTCACGCTTTTCGACAGCCAGAATCGCTATCAGATGAACGACAAGTGGGACACATTCGGTGCCACCGGAGGTACTGCCACATTCGCAGTACTTGAAAGCGCCATCAACATGACCGTGGGAACAACGGCAGGAAGCAAGGTCACACGGGAAACCAAGAGGGTGTTCCCCTACCAACCCGGCAAGTCCCTGCTCGTCCTCAACACCTTTGCAATGAACACTCCCAAGGATGGTCTGTTGCAGCGGGTAGGGTATTTCGGCATCACGGGAGGGGCGACCGCATCCGTTCCCTTCAATGGCATCTACTTGCAGCAAGACGGGCTCACGATGTCCATGTGCTTGGCTAGTGCGTCACTTGGCAACACAATCACGGTCAATCAGTCAAATTGGAATGGAGACAAGTTCGATGGAAACGGAGAGTCGGGAAGGACTCTTGATCCAACCAAGGGAAACATAATGTGGATGGACATTGAATGGCTCGGTGTCGGTGATGTGAGGACAGGGTTCATTGTAGATGGACGGCCAATCGTTGCCCATACATTCCACAACGACAACCTGAATCCAACGACCTACATGACAACGGCGATATTGCCGATTCGGTATGAACTGATGAATACCAAGGGGCAGACCGGAAGCAGCACGATGAAGCAGATATGCTCATCCGTGATAAGCGAGGGTGGATATGAAGGATTCAGCCGCAGACACAATGTCACCCATAACGGAGCAACCCTAAAGACCCTGACCACGGCGGGGGTGCAGTATCCGATCATCGCACTTCGACTCAATTCCAATCGGCTCGACAGCGTTGTGGTTCCTTCCAACATCAATGCCGTGATTCAGGAAACCAGCAACAACAAGCCCAACACGGCACAGTATCGCATACTGTTCAACCCATCGATAAGCGGCGGTTCATGGGTCACCCACTACAACGGAAATGTTGACTACAACAACACAATGGCAAGCATAACTGGTGGAACCGACATCATAGGCGGATACATCAGCAGCAGCGGATCTTTGGTAATATCGGATGTCAATGACTTCAATTTCCAAATCGGAAGAACCCAACTTGGAGTTAGCGATGTGATCGTGTTCACCATGACACCAATCTATGATGGTGCAAAGATATGCGCTGACTTCTCTTGGTTTGAGATCATCTGATGCCCTTGGACTTTCCGTCGAATCCCTTCCTAAACCAGGTCTATGCTGCCAATGGCAAGGCTTGGCGATGGAACGGAGCCGCATGGGAGACACACAACGCATCCCTTACGGTTGATTATGTCTCGGACATTAACGGCATATCCGGCAGCGTATCACTCACGGCTGGTGCAAATGTAACCATCACGAAGTCGGGACAGACCCTGACAATTGCGTCTAGCGGAGGCGGCGGTGGAGGAACAGGAAGCGGCGCAAATGGTGCCACAGGAGCAACAGGTGCTACTGGTCCTGTGGGTGCCACAGGTCCGCAGGGTGCTACTGGTTCCACGGGTCCGCAGGGTGCCACGGGTACACAAGGCCCAACAGGCCCACAGGGTGCAACGGGTACACAAGGCCCAACAGGCCCACAGGGTGCAACAGGTCCTCAAGGAGAAATTGGCCCTCAAGGCATTCAGGGTGAAAGTTTTTACTTTAGAGGCCCTTACGGTGGTTCAGAGATTGTTTATAATCTCAATGATGTAGTTACATTCATTGGCAATTCTTATATTTGTTTAACTAATGGTCTTACTGGCTCTCAACCAGATTCTTTAGTGGGTTGGGATGTATTTGTAGAAAAGGGTTCAACTGGCTCAACAGGAGACACTG